GGAATAAGACAGCGACGGCGCCCACTTCGCCACCTCGACGGGCCACACGTCCGTACACACACGTTTGGGCGCCACCACCAGCCAGCGCCTGGCGTGACCGTCGCGCTTCATCTCGGCCATTGCCCGCAGCGTGATGGCCGTCTTGCCCGCGCCCACAGGGGCCAGGATCATGGCGCGGTCACGCTCGTACAGGAAGGTCACGGCGTCGTTTTGGTAAGGCCGAAGGTCCATTCATCTATCTCTGTTTTGCTCCACAGGCAGGCATAGTTCTGGTTGCGTGCCCGCATGTCCTCCGCAAATTTGCGTTGCAGCGGCGACAGCCGGCCGTTGGGTGCTTTCAATTCGACGAACCACGTCGTCCCACCGGGCAGGCAGGCGATGCGGTCGCTGACGCCCTTGCGGTTTAGCGCGCGGAACTTGTAGGTGACGCCGCCCATGCGCTGGACGGTCCACACAAAGTATCGCTCAATTTCACTTTCGCGCATTATTAAGCAGCCAAGACCAGAGCGCGCCGCCCGCCACTTTGGCGATAAATTGAAGAGCGATAATGTGCGGGATTAACATACCAAATGCCAGCGTCGGAAAAACAACGCTATCCACTGCTGCGCCGGCTACATTGGACAGGTTAGACCTTTTCATCCAAGACCCTGTAATCGACGCAAACACGCCCCAATCCACTAGCGCGGCGGCGGTAAACGACACGGCAGACGCAATGGCAATCATGCCTGCGGCGGGGTTCAGCGCAAAAGTGACGCCGCCGGTTGCCGCAATCAACGCCAGCATCTGCCACGGCCGCAACCGAACGTGCAACCAATCGCGCATGGCTAAGTCAAAACCAATAAGTACAAACGCATTTAGCGGCGTAATTGCGGGGCCGAACACGACAACCAACAGGTTGGCGCTAACCATAGCGGCGGCGTAAGCGATAAGGGCAACGTAGATCATTTGAACCTCTCAAAGTTAAATGTGACGGGAGCGTTGTGGCTTTCAATCCGCGTTCGCATAACGTAAGCGCGGGTTTCTTTAGTGGGCGGCAGGTAGTTGCCTTTTGACCAACTTTTGTCGATACCAATGTTTCGGCCGATATTGGTGCTGTCCGCAGACGCAAACGGCAATTCCGTAAACACGCGGGGGTTCAGCATTCGTAACCCGTGCAATCTGACGCGCGGACGTCCTTGGTCGTCGCACACGACGCGCATAACCTCTGCGATGCGTTTCCACCAAGTAGGATTGCCAACCGCTGAATATTCGCCAGAGCTGCCAATACAAACGCGGGGGTATCTAGACGCCAGGTACTCTAAACGCGCCAGCGTTTCGTGCATGTGCCATACTGGCGCGCCAAACCATGATGGCAGCGGCCATTCGTGGAGTAGCCGGTTGTTGGCCTGTTCGTCGCCGTCAATTACGTCGGGTATGACCGCAAAATCGCACGACGGAATGCGCAAGCAATCGGCGGCCCAAGCATAATACGGTCGCCAATCCTGTACCGGATTGCCGCCGCGCCACGCTGAAAACGCGCCGTTATCTATAGCGAACGATTGGCAAAGTTCAGCCGCAATGTTTAATTGCTGCGCGTGCGCAAAGCTGACAAATGCGTGACCTCCGCCAATAGCGTATGCAGCAGCGGTGGCGGGTGTGATTGGTAGTCCGTGATAATGTATCATGCCCACCATCTATCAAACAATCATTGACAGGTCAACAAACATTCTGTAGCGTTGGGCCGTCAACACAGAAAGGTACACTATGGCTGCTCACTCAAACGTCGTCGGCGGTTCGACCGCCAAGCGCGTGCTGGCCTGCCCCGGCAGCGTCGCGCTCGTCCGCACCATGCCCCCGCAGCCGTCGTCGGTCCACGCCGACACCGGCACGCTGCTGCACAACACCATCGCCACTATCCTGGAGACGGGCAAAGACCCGCAGGAGTTCCTGGGCGTCACCTACAACGGCATCGAACTGACCGACGATCTGATGGAGCGCAAGCTGCTGCCAGCACTCGCCGCCCTTGATGAGATCGACCCCGACAAGATGATGGAGTACGCCGTCGAGCAGGTCGTCGGCTTCGGCGCCGCCCTTCCGGGCGTGTTCGGGTCCGCCGACGTCGTGGGCCGGATGGGCAAGCGCGGCATCCTGCTGGATTGGAAGTTCGGCGACGGTGTCGCGGTGGACGCAACGGAGAACCCGCAAGGGCTGTTCTACGTCGCTGCCGCTCTCCGTACCGAGAAGACCGCGTGGGCCTTCAAGGACGTCGAGGACATCGAGATCATCATCGTCCAGCCGCCCTACGTGAAGCGCTGGGTGACGACGCCCGCCCGCGTCAAGCAGTTCGAGGCCGACCTGATGCTGGCGGTGCGCGCGGCCGAGCAGCCCGACGCGCCACTGGCCGCCGGCGACCACTGCCGCTGGTGTACCGCCAAGACGATCTGTCCGGTGGTCAGCGGTGCAGTCGCCCGCGCCACCCGCACGGCACTCAAGACGGTCAACGTGGACCGCCTGGCCGAGGCGCTGGGCCAGATCGACCTGTTGGAGGGCTACATCAAGGACGCCCGCGACATGGCGCAGCAACTGCTGGAAGCAGGCGTCGAGGTGCCCGGCTGGAAGCTGGTGCCCAAGCGCGCCACCCGCAAGTGGGTAGACGACAAAAAAGTCTTGACGGCACTGACCGAAGCAGGGCTTAATATCGAACAATTGACGGAGCCGAAGTCGCCCGCGCAGATGGAGAAGGTGTTGAAGAAGCACAATGTCCCGCTGCCGTCTGACCTGATCGTGTCCGTCTCAACAGGTAGCACGTTGGCACCCGAGGATGATCCGAGGCCCGCCGTGTTGCAGATCGGCAAACAACTGTCTGCTGCTCTTGGTAAACTATAGGAGAATACAATGAACGACGTAGTATCTTTCGGCAACGGCAACCTCCCCTCCGTCCAGTCCCTGACCACTGCCCTGCGCAGCCTCGAAAGCGAGGTCGGCGCTGCCGGCATGGTCATCCTCAAGATGGACAAGACCGGCCATTGGGTGTTCGGTGCCGACCAGACCGAAATCGACGACGACAGCACTTGGGCGATCAACCCGTTCTCCTTTGTCCATGGCTTCATCGCCTGGGGCGAGGGCGAGGTGCTGGGCGAGAAGATGGTGCCGGTGTCGGAACCGCTTCCCGAAATGGATAACCCTCCGCCGGGCGCCAAGCGCGGCTGGGAGATGCAGGTCGGCATGAGCCTCAAGTGCATGAACGGCGACGACAAGGGCATGGAGGCGCGCTACAACGTCACCTCCGTGGGCGGCAAGCGCGCCGTCCAGAAGCTGGCTCTTGAGATTGCCGCGCAGGTCGAGAAGGACCAGACCAAGCCTGTGCCGGTGGTGCGCCTGAAGAAGGAACACTACATGCACAAGTCCTACGGTCGCATCTTCACGCCCGTCTTCGAGATCAGCAACTGGATTGATCTTGAGGGCAAGACGGATGCGCCCGCCGCTGAACCGACGTCGGAAGCCACCGTCCGTCGTCGTCGTACTGCGTAAGCGGGCGCGCGGGGCCGCTATTTCCTCCCTGGTTGGGCGGCCCCGCACCTTTCATCACTTTAGGATACTTAAGATGAACCGATTGCTGATCAGCTTTTCGGGCGGCGAAACGTCCGCCTACATGACTTGGTGGATACTTCAGAACTGGCGTGACCGCTACCCCGACATTCTAGTTGTCTTTGCCAACACCGGACAAGAGAACGAACAGACGTTGGAGTTTGTGCGGCGGTGCGACGAACATTTGGGGTTCAACACGTTTTGGATTGAAGCCGAGCAGCACCATGGCGTCCGTAAATCAGCCGGTTTCAAGTTGGTTACGTTTGAGACAGCATCACGAAACGGCGCGCCGTTTGAGGATGCGATCCGCAAGTACGGCTTACCCAACAGCAAGTTCAAAGACTGTACGCGCAACCTGAAGCAGAAGCCAATCGAGGCGTGCGCAAAATCATTCGGTTGGAAGCTAGGCGAGTATGATTTGGCGATTGGCATCCGCGCCGACGAGATCGACCGCATGTCGGCTGCCGCGCAACAGCGTCACATCGTCTACCCGCTTATCACCGACAATCCCATGACCAAACCCAAGATCAATTCTTGGTGGGCGGCGCAGCCATTTCGGTTGGAACTGAAAGGGTATCAGGGTAATTGCAAATGGTGCTGGAAGAAGTCGTTTCGAAAGCACCTTACAATCATCGGCGAGACGCCAGACGCCTACGATTTTCCGCGCCGCATGGAGGCGCAATATGGTTTGGTAGGGCCGGAATTTGCCAAGGGCGATGTGGACGGATACCGGCGCACTTTTTTTCGCGGCAACAAGAGTGTAGACGATTTGTTCGCCGAGTATGAGCGCAAGAAGGGCACGTTTGTGCCCGCGCATGACGAAGCGGCGGTGTTTGATCCTGAGTTTGACGTGGGCGCCGGATGCGAAGAAAGCTGCGAGGTGTTCTCCGATGACGACAACCCTGTGGCTTGATTTAGAAACCCGCAGCCGCTGCGACCTGCCGGGACGCGGCGTCTACAACTACGTGCAAGACCCCAGCACGGAGGTGCTGTGCATGTCCTACGCCTTCAACGATGAGGACGTGCAGACGTGGCGGCCAAGTGAACCCTTCCCGACGCGCGTCGCATTGCACCGGGGGCAGATCCGCGCCCACAACGCGGCATTCGAGCGCCTGATGTTCTGGTACGTCATCTGTCCCGACTTCGGCGTGCCGGAACCCGCGCTGGAGCAGTTCTACTGCACCGCGACGCAAGCCCGCGCCAACTGCGCGCCGGGCAGCCTTGAGGACGTCGGCCGCTTCGCGGGCGCCGGGATGCGCAAGGACCACCGGGGCGCACAATTGATCCGTCTACTGTCGATCCCGCAGGGCGACGGCACTTTCCGCGACGATCCCAAGCTGATGGCCGAGATGGTGGCTTACTGCGAAATGGATGTGAAAGCCATGCGCGCTGTCTCCAAGGCGTTGCGTCAACTGTCCGACGAGGAACTGTCCGACTACCACATCAACGAGCGCATCAACGACCGGGGCGTGCGTCTGGACGTGCCGCTCGCCAAGGCCGCCGTGCGCTACGCGGCGCAGGAACTGGACGACATCCAGCAGGTGGTGCAGGATGTGACCGGCGGCGCGCTGACGTCGGTGCGCAGTCCGCGCATGCGGGAGTGGGTGCAGGAGCGCGTCGGGCCAGAAGCCCGCAAGCTGATGCAAGTATGGAAGGACGGCGTCGAGAAGACCAGCATCGACAAGACCGTGCGCGCTAACCTGCTGGCGATGGAGAACCCCGATGAAGTCCCTGCGGAAGTCGCGGAAGTGGTGCAGTGCGCGGACGATCTCTGGGCATCGTCCGTGGCGAAGTTTAGCCGTGCCGCAGCGCTTAGCGATGATCAAGACGGTCGCGTCCGGGGTGCGTTTGTATTCTGTGGTGGCTCAGCTACAGGCCGAGCGTCAAGCTATGGCCTTCAGGTCCACAATTTCCCAAGACGATGCGCCGACGAACCTGAATTAGTCCGCCAGGCGCTGGTGCGCGGGCACGACGTCGTGCCGCAGTATGGCCGCCGTGTCACCGACGTGTTGAAGGGCATGCTGCGCCCCGCGCTGATCCCGGCACCCGGCAAGTCCTTCGTGGTGGCCGACTGGTCCTCCATCGAGGCCCGCGTCACCCCGTGGTGCAGCGGCGAGACGGGCGAGGACAAGCTGGACCTGTTCCGCAACGGGTCCGACGTCTACAAGGTCAACGCGGCCGCCACCTTCCGGTGCCGCGTCGAGGACGTCACCAAGGACCAGCGGCAGGTCGGCAAGGTGCAGGAACTGGCGTGCGGCTTTGCCGGCGGCGTCGGGGCCTTCGCGGCGATGGGCCGCGTCTACGGTTTGAGCCTGCCTGAGAGCGAGGCCCGCAAGATGGTGGATGCTTGGCGCCGCGCGAACCCGTGGTCGGTGCCTTACTGGCAGGATCTGGAGATTGCGTACACGCGAGCAATTCGGAACCCGAAGACAAAGATACAGGCGGGCCGCGTGGCGTATTACTACGACGGCTACCATCTCTGGTACGCCTTGCCGTCGGGCCGTGTTCTTTGTTATCCTTTCGCACGGATCGAAGAGGAGGGCGTCACGTATGCGAAGGCGTCATGGAAACCCGCCGCAGATGCCAAAGAGTGGCCGAGAGCCAGGCTTTGGAAGGGCCTTGCATGCGAGAACATCACGCAAGCCACCGCTGCGGACATCCTCCGCCATGCTTTACGCCGCCTTGACGAAATAAATCTTCCAGTTATACTAACAGTTCACGACGAAATAGTGCTGGAGGTAGAAAAGGAAATGGCTGAGGAAGCAAAAGAAACATTGCTTGGCATTATGTGTACTGCGCCGAAGTGGTGCCACAATCTGCCGCTTGGCGCCGAAGCCACAATCATGCAGCGGTATGGCAAATGAGATGGGTGCCCGTCCAAGGATGGGAGCGTTACGAGGTCAGCGATACTGGTCTGGTGCGTTCCGCCGACATGGTTGTGCGCGCCAAAGGCGACGCACGCGCGGTTCGTTGTGGGCGCGTGCTAACGCCGGTTTTGAAGAGGAATGGCTATCTTGCAGTGACATTGACTGCGGGCGGCGCGCGACGGCAAGAATGCGTCCACCGTTTGGTCGCGCAGGCATTTTTGGGTGCGCCGCCCCCTCGCACGACGCAAGTTCTTCACTGTGATGGTGATAAGGCCAACAACTGCGCAAACAACCTGCGTTGGGGCACCCCTGCCGACAACGCCGAAGATACACAAAAGCACGGCCGCCAGCGTCGCGGTGAAAATCATCCGCAGTCCAAATTAAGTGTTGAGGACGTGATGGTCATTCGTCGTTCGCCGTCTACCGCAAGCGTGTTAGCCAAGTTATTCGGCATTTCTCGTGAGCACGTTTGGGCTGTGCGAAGCGGAAGAGTTTGGAAGTAAATTCCGGCAGTCCGCCGGCATCCGGCGTCGCAGCGGGTCTGCGGCATCCAGAAGGTTGCAAGCATAAAAACACCTTAAGCCTCTTCTTTAAGCGCGCTGGTAACCCTCAGCCTTTTACCAGCGCGCACATTTAGAGTATACTTGCGCCGCGTGTCGTGGGGACCGCTGCGCGATCTCATAAGGGACGGAAACATGGAATTACTTGACTATTTGGTCAAGCTGGCGCCAGCCGGCGAGACAGCGTTGATTGTCCGGCAACGTCCGGTCTTGCGCAATGGCGAGCAGGTGCTGCATATCGACGGCAGTCCGCGCTACACCTGGCCTGCCTTCCTGCCGTCGCACAAGCGCAAGGACGGCGAGAGTTGGTTCGTCAACACCGGCAGTTTCATCGCGTCCCGCTTTGACGGCGGCAAGCCGTCGGCCAGCGCCGCCCACTGCGAGTACGTCCTGTTCATGATG